GAAAGGGTAGGGGAAAGAGTAGTGGCTCCGGCCGCATTCAGAGTACCGGTGGATCTGACGCCAGAGCTGGACAACTCTAGCGCCGAGGTTGTCCCGTCACCGTCCTCAATCGCCTGGAGAGTGCCATCAATCCCGCCAGCGTTGACGGTCTTAAGGAGCTGCCCATAGCTCGTCGAAATTGTCTGGTTGGCCAGTGAAGCCATCGTTAGTTACCTCCAAACCGAGATTTGATAAAGTCCCACGCCAGGCTCATGCCTGCGCCGATAAATCCTGCTACCACCAAAAGGCGTGTCCGCAAGTGTTCCAGAGATGTGACCCGGTTGGCTAGGTCGCCAAAGTTGGAAAGGGCGGTCTCGATCATTTTATACAAAGTCACTTGCCTTTCTTCGATCCGAATTAGACGCCGATCGACGTCCTCTATTCGGTTCCTTAGATCGTACACCTCGTCCGCGCTCATGCCCGCTCCTCAAGGTATTTGAGTGCCACGGCCAGATGCACCACGGCGGCTTCGATGGATTCTCTGTCCCGCCCTTCTGACACAAGCTGTTTGATGCTTCGGTTTACGGACAGGAGGTGCTTTACCTTGCCTATATACTTTGTCTCTCTGGACATAGCGTTGGACTGCTCCGCGCACTTCTCGGCCTCGGCAAAACAGGCGTAATCGTTTGCCGTCATGGAGAAGCGCAAACTCCATCGGAGAAGCCAGCGGGCAAGCCGTTGGCGCATAGAAAGAGGAAAGAGCCAGCTCATTCAGCTAAAGACCCTCCGGCACGGGCGGGGCGAGGAACTGGACGGCAATCACAGCGGTTCCTCTTGCCTTGGAAAAAGGTCGTCAAAGTTATGCAACTGCACACCTTGAAAATACGACTCGGCTTCGGGCAAAACCTGAAGCGCATATTTGCCATCAGCAGTTACCATCGGGCTGCCTGCATATCGCTCGGCCCTGTCGTTGGGATAGCCAAATGCAGAGTTTAATTCATCCACATTGGCCTGCCACTCGGACAAAGAATCAAAGAGAGCTATGTCAGAGCGCATAACGATCCTTGAGGTAATTGGTTACGCATGAAATTTCAAAATCAAATAGCGGCCTGTCATAAAAAATTATCTCAGCAAAATCTGTATTGCACGCCAATGAAGCCCCGTTGTTTCTCGATCCTATGTTAAGGGTATCTGTTACTACTGAATTATTTTGAACTGTGGTACCACGATTACTAGTAAGGCTTACTGGAATCCTGTTTTGATAAATCATTGTAAGGGCATTTGGGGCCATTACTTTGTAGCAAACAATGTTCCAATTCGTTCCGTTCCAGTTTGTTGGTGTTGCGTTAAGGGCCGACGCGCTAGCGCGGTTTGAATATATTGGCGATCCGCTTCCGTATAAGTAAAATCCTGCATTGGTATTAGCATTTGCCGAGTGTTCAATAAAAAAAGAGCTTCCAGCAGTTATGTTTTTTAAGACTAGAAACACGGTCATTTCGGCTCTTAATGACATAGATGAGATTTGAATACAGTCGTTTGTGCCGTCAAAGCGAACTGAGGCATAGCCGTTAATTTGACTGCTTTGTAGGCTTGGTTGTTTTGTTGCATCACCCGTCTGCACGGCATTTTTATTTGAATCCACCTTGTTGTTCCAAGTCGTGACGCTTGACCCGCTGGTTACAACATCGTCAGACCTAAGCCAAATCACACAATCGCTGACCTGATCGGGAAGCATTTTGATGTCATCGAGATTTAGGAAAGTCGCATCGCCCATTAAAACGGAGTTTTGCTTCCCCGCCGCCGGAGCAGGAACCAATCCAGCCGTGCCTGCGGCTGAACTGGTCGCGCCGACCATGTTGCTCGCCGCACTCCCGCCGCCGCCGAAGAAGGGCATGGCTTTAGCCCTGCCTTCCGATTATTTGCGCTGTCCCGGTGCTTGTTATTGCGGCAATCGCACCTGTCGGGATAAAGCTGCCTTCAAACGTAATGCCTTGGCCGCTGGTTAATTGAATTCCATTTGCCGTTGTTGCGGTGCCGTTTGTGTCAATAAACGCCGTTCCGCTGGTGCATTGGACGAGCAGATAATTACGGGTGGAATTTGTCGCAAACAAGGTTCCGTTGGTTGTGCCAGCCGTCAGCGTGCCAATCGTGGTGGTACCGCGAAGCTGGTTGACGTTGACGCGGCCTGTCGTGTCAACGCTGATGGCGCGAAGACTTGTGCCGTCTGTTCCACCATACAGGTTGGCAATGGTTGGCGTGGATGAGCCAGTAGTCCCGGCGCTGGACAGATTGACATCGAGCCGCCTGGTTGTCCCAATGGTGCTGGATGTGATGGCGTTGCCAGACCCATCACGCAGATTTGAATTAAGCGTCCCGCCAGTAACCTGGGCAAGCGTGCCGGTGGTAAGTGTTCCGCCGGTTAGCGAGCCTGTGCCGTTTGTGATAAGCAGGCCATCGGCAACATCAGCCTGCAACGTCGTCAACAACGCCTCGATGGCGTCTAGGTTGACGTTAATGGTCGATGTGCCGGATGTGACTCCGGCCAAGCCCTCAATAATCTGGTTTAACTGGCGTCCCATTGTGGGTGCAGCCGGTTAAACGGCCCGCTTGTAGAGAGCGATGCCTCCGCCGTTGGTCAGGCTGCCAGCGGTGATGTCACCACGGATGTCAGCCCCGGCAGCCAAGGCAAGACCGGTGTAGGCCACGCCATCCACGGTGAGCGCGGCCAGCGTAGATGTCGAAAACGCGGAAACCGCGTCATAAGACCCGCTGAACGTCCCGCCCGTCGAGAGCGTGGTCCCACCGTCACCAAGGGCAATGCGTGATAGAACGCGGCCCATGGCGATTACGAGAAGACCGGGATTTTGTAGGCCGTGCCGTTAAGCGTGATCTTGATTGAGTTGGCCGAGGTGGCAACGGTGTTCACCGTTCCGCCAGTGGCGGCCGTAGTCAAAGCCAGCGCAGGATCAGTCGCCACCGTGTCAATACGGATGGAACGGCTTTTAGCCTTGAGCTGGTTGCGTAGGTTACGATCTCCCATATTTACTTTCCGCCCCATGCCCGCCGAACCTGGTCTGCGGAATAGGAGCTTTTGAATCTACTGCCAAGACGCTGTTCGTGCTTGTAGTAGCCCTTCATAATGTTTTTTACATGATCGCTTCCGGGTTCGGGTGAAGGGTCGCCCACACCCACAAGCGTCAGTTTTTGCGGCACCGAAAACCTTTTGAGGTGCGCGGGAACTTCGTCCCGCTCGTCCACGCGCCGTTCCAGTTCCACAACTCCGCCATTGGCTGTGTCGTGGTACTGGTAAACAGGCATTAGGCTCTTTCCTCGTCGGCCTTCTTTGCCATCTCCAACAGGCTGTCCTCCTCGGACATTTCCGGCTCGGCCTTTTCGGCTTCGGGTTCAGCATCCGCCACCGCATCAGAGATGCGGATGTGGACGATGTCGCCCTCCACCTTTTCGACCGTGCCGGTCAGTTCCACCTCGTCCCCAGCTTCCGGCGCGGAAACGCCGTCCTCGCCTTCAATGGAAAGCAGGGAAGCGGGAAGTTTCACGACGTTGGATTCCTTAGACTTGGTGGAAGGGGCGGGGGAGGTTTTATCCTCCCCCGCCTTCCGGGGAGACATACCGATTACTAGCATGGCTCCCATTTGAATTAGGAGTAGTTGCTCTTCGAGAAGATGACCCGGTAGAAGTCCGAGTTCAGGGCTTTCGAGGTGAACGCGCTCTTGAAGGAGACGATGGTACGCTGACCGTACCGGTCGCTCTTATCGGGCGCATCCAGCACCGTGACCTTCGGGGCAAACGGAGAACCGTTGGCCGCAATGGAGGTGAGGTGAGGAACGCCAAACGCCTGGCCGCCCAGAAGGAGAGCCGCAAACACGCCGCCAGTGGCAGTCGAGTTGGTGGCCACACCAGGAGCCGCCGTCCCGAATGACAGAGCATTGGTGGTCTCAATGACGTTGACTCCGAAGAAGCGGCCGACCTCTCCCTTGTAGATCGCATCTGGCTTGGAGTAGCTTGAGACGCGCAGGAAGTCGTCGTCGTTCATCAGATCACGAGTGAGCTGGGGCGGAGCCACCAGAACATACCCGTCACGCAGTTTCGGGGCGCGATTGATCTTCAAATTTGTTGCCGCGTCGAGCAGGTCGATCACCGTCAGGGACGAGTTCGCCGCCGTGGAGGTGGCAAAGGTCGTTCCGTTGGTGCCGTTCTGCGCGTAGCGAACATAGCTACGGGTCGAAACGCTTGTCGAAGCCGTGGCTGCCGTGGTGTCCAGCACCAGAGCGCGGTGGCAGAGGGTGTCGGCAAAGAGAGCCGCATCCTCGCCAAGCTGCTTGGTCGCCTGGGCAACATGGTTGAACAGCTCGACGGCCTGCAACTGGTCGGACAAAACGATGCTCTGGCCCCAGAACTCCAGCGATGCTTCCACCGTGGAAAGGGTCAGATCACGCTCGCCGGTCGCAGGCGTGGTGCCGTCAGTCAGCGAGACGATGTTGCTGATGCTCGGATTGTCGAACCGGAAGAAACGGATGGTTTTGTTGCCACCGCTCTTCGTCGGGTAGGGGACTTTCTCGGCAAACTGCTCCATCTG